TTTAGCAACCTTGTTTACGTTTACCGAAAGAAACCTTATTTGCCCCGGTGGTAGATGCTTTTGCCATGTCTTACTTAGTAATTTTGATCGTCTAACAATTTAATTCTCTCGATAATATATTCGTAGATATCTTCTTCATCAAAGCCTTCTTCTTTTAGGTCACGTATAATCTTTCCTGCTGCTGCGATTAATCGTTTAACAGAATCGATCGGTGCTAATCCATCCATTCTCTCCATAGCTTCTAAAGAAGTCTCAGTTACTTGGTTGGCGGCTGTTTCTTCATCAGATGGTGCTGGTGGTAGATCGTTACCTTCGGTTCTAATGTAAGGGCCTACTCTGTTTTCAGATATAAACTTCCTTAGGTCAAAATTGTCTGACATATTATTTTAGTTTTTTCGTTTTTATGTATGTGTGTTTAATCATTTCCTGGATCTGTTCTAAAGCTCTCTCGGTGTGTTTCATATATTTGAAGTCTTCTGAACTCTCTGTAATTTCTGATCTCAATCTCTGAGTATATTCTAATAATCTATCCAGTTCTACGATCTTTTGTTTGATTGTCTTCACTGCTTTGTGTAACTGCTCGGGTGCATTCCTTTTAGAAGTCTCCGTTCTAAACTTACCATAGTTCTCTACTATAGGCTCTTCTTCAAATAACTGCTTATAATCGATTGCCTTTGAAGCACGGTTAGGTTTATGAGATACGGGAGTGTACCCAAAATGAGAAACAGCGTAATTGTCTTTGACCTTACCTGCTGCTAATTTAGGTTCTACATCCTTCTCCTCTTTCTTAGGTTTCTTAACCCTAACAGGTGTAAAGGTTTGTTCTCCAGTACCGCCTTGAGTATTAGCACCAGTCGTCACTCCTCCGCCTGTTCCAGATGTTTCTTTATATAGAGTCTCTAGTATCTTATCTATCTCACTCATATGTTATTTAACTGGATTTAGTTCTTTATATAATTCAAAGTATTGAAGTAATGATACTAGATGCTCATCCTGGATGGATTGACGCTCTGTAATAGGTTTAGCTAAATTGATTACTTCTTTTAACTTGATTGTTACTACTTGATCTTTTATAGTCGGTAGTAATGCAGTTAGTTTTTGTCTAACCTCCACTATCTTCTTATTCAAATAGGTTTTTAATTGTGTAGTATCTGAGATATTAGCAATATACTCTTTTAAGATATCTTTTTGATCGTCAGATAATTCTTTGTAAGTTTCGTTATACTTCTCTACAATTAATCTGTAGGCTAATATTCTAATATCTTTATCCTCTTTTAGAAATTCTTGGACTGCTTTCTTCTCAACTTTTGCCGGTGTGCTAAACGCTTGAGAGATGTGTTCTAAGAGGGTAATTTTATTTATGATAAGATGTTTAGTGCTTACGAGATCCTTTGATCTCCCCGCTTCAAACAACGTATAGATAGCTGCTGAGGTCTTATAGTTGTCTATCTTAGCTTTAAAGAAATTTTCTACATCGAAGTACTTCTTAATCTCTTTGATTAGGTTGTATTTTTCTCTATTTAATACGTCCTTATCTAATTTCTTACTCTCTTCTAGTACAGTATTAATCAAACTCTCTGCTTTTGTTTCAGTTAGTTTTGGTGCTTTGGTTAGAGCGTTATAAAGATTGAATTCCTTCAATAGCTCACTGTTAGTAAAGAATTTCTTTATAATCTTAACCGCTCTTGAGTCTTGATTAGACACCATATCTGCTGTTACCTGTCTAACAAGTAGTTCAAACAGTATTCCGGTGTTCTTATATTTTGAATGTTTCTTTATATTATTCATAAAGTTTAGTATAATACTACTAATAAATAGTTAATAGTTATTGAATCTCCTCTATTATATTGGCTTCGTCTAAAAGAGTTGGTTCTTCGAATAAAGTAACTTTTCGGTTAAGACCTATCTGATCAAGGCTTGACTTCAAATTATTATAAACTACCTTAGTATGTATACCCTCTAATGATAGTGCTGAACCACCCTGGTATTTAACTCTCATAGCTCCATCTTCACCTCCGGCAGGTTTTGCTTTCAGATCGTATGTACCCATTCTATCTCTACCTAGAGGATCGTTAGCGGTACCAATGAATGAATTCTTTTCTTGAGGTCTTCCCGGTACTTTTGTTGGTTCTAAAGGATTCTTTTCATTATAACCTACCGGTACCTCTGCTGCTGCTGTATAATTGGCGTTACCACCGTATAAGCTAGCGATTTGATGCGGTGTACCAAAGGCTTGACCTGATTCTAGAGGATCATTACCCTCAGCTTCAATCTGATCGTATCTAAACTTACGTTTCTTATCTTCTAATACCTGAGCTTTAACATCATCTAATTGATCATCGCTTAATTGGAAGATCTTATCATAGATCCAATCAGTTGGGAATAGATTACTCTCCATCATCTGTGTTGCTAGATCTACTTTTTCTTGCATCAATGCAATCCTTTCTTGGTCGTAGATGATTGACGGTGTGGTTAGGTTTAATTCAAAGTTTACCATCGTCTCATCTCTATACCCTTGTGTGTATAGGTGTACTAATGCTATCTTAGTTAATTCGGATAGTACAATACGTTGTATACGTTCGATGGTTCTAGCAAAACGAATATCTTCTGCTGCTAGAGTAGCTTTACCGGTTAGATCTTTCTCATAACCCATAAATGCTTTAGGTATTTTTAGAGCAGCAAATAGCTTATCTCTTAAATATTGTACGTCTTCGATACCGTTATACTGCAGTCCAGGTACAGTCTCGATACGGGTTGCAGTATCATTACCTCTTACTGGAATAAAGTAATCTTCTAGTAAGTTCTGCATGTTATACTTTAGGTTATATTGACCGGTTTGTGGATCGATATACGGTATCTTCTTCATTTTAGAGATCATTCTCTGCATATAAGTCTCAACCTCATTAGGAGGTATCGCACCTACGTTAACAAAGTAAGCTCTCTTATCCGGGGCACGTACTATACGATGTATCATCATCGCATCCTCCATTAAAACCATTTGTTTAAATATCTTTCTACCTGGTTCTAAGTAGGATCTACCATACGGTAAGTAGTTAACGTCTCCTAATAGTCTAAAGTGTGCCATTTCATAGTTCTCAAAGTACATTGAGTCTGTTTGACCTAATAGGTTAGCGTAAGCTCCCACATATCCACTAGCACCAGATGATACTGCGGTGGGATCGTACTTGAATCTTACATAAGAAGGGTTTCTTAAATCTGTACCCTCTTCTCTTACTATGGTGTAGGCTGAGAAAGGTATTACGTTATATACACCTACCTTTTCTGCAATCTCTAATTTTAGGTAGAAATCACCAAATTTAGTCATATTTCTTATCCACGACCATAGATTGAATTCTATGTTAAGTACATCGTAGAATAGATTGTATAGTATCTTTTGAACGTTTTCATCTGAGGATCTAATCTGTAAGACCTCTTGGGCTTCATTCTTTAGAGTACATTCATCTGAGATGATATCTAGAGCTGATGCAATGATAGCATCTGTGTCCATAGCTTCGTAATCGGCATAGAGCTGAATACGCATAGCTTGGTAGTTCTGTGTTGTATTTAGGTTGTAGGCGTAAGAGTTTGAAGTGGTATACACCCTATTAAACCTATCGATGAGTGCATTTGTCTGTAATACACCGTTGGTTTGAATACGGTCTGTATCCATTACCTTGATCTCATTACCGCCAATGTTACGAATGATTACATCAGTGGAAAAGAGTCTCTTAAGACTACTAAATAAATTATTTTCTGCCATATGTTGTATTTATAAATATTTAAGTGTTTACAGGACCCATCTAATATCTTCTTGCTGGCCGTAAGGATTCGGCATCTCCCAAGGATTTTGTCCGGTTGAGGTTGTGGGTTGGTAGATTTGGTACCCGTAGTTTGATTTTGTCATACCTCCAAGAGTAGCTCTGGATAGGTCTTGGCCTACTTGTTGGAATCTTAATGTAGTATCTCTCAGGAATAGACCGATCGCCCATGCCATTACTAGGTCATCATTATAACCTTCCTGGGCTTGTGCTTTGCCATGCTTCCATACAAAGGTTCTTAATTCTTCTAAGAGTCTTTTAGATTGTATGGTACAAGATTTCTCTTGCATATATGATTTCATCTTAGCTATCACTAAAGGTCTTGAACGTTGCGTGGTTGAGAAGCCTGGTACCATACCATCTCCTTTATCAAATTTAGAGATGTAGACTTCGATATCAGTCATAGCTGCATCGGATTTAGGAGAGTAGTATAGGTTTCTATACTCTCTATGTACTGCCGTCTGTACGACATCCCATCCAATACCTGTGTTCTCTATTACCAGTAATGCATCATTGTATTGAGTGGCAACACCTACTAACATATTACCGAAATCTCTGGTATCTAGCTGTCCTTTATATTCTCCGACCTGCTTGGCTGATTCAATATCCAGTATGTGAAACGATGAATAATCTCGACCATCACCTCTGGCTACGTCGGCTACTACTGCATAAGTTCTACTATAGTCTGGCATCTCCCACAACCATATATTACTGTCTATACCCGTTCTCTGCATAGGATCCTGAGCACAAGTAGCATCGTACCAATTTAATAATTCCGGTTCTAAGACGGTAGCACCTGAGGTCATAAAGTCACAATTATGTGATACTATATCGTCTGTAAGATAGTAGCTGTCATCTCCTACATCTGTTAGATCATATAGAAATGTTTCTTTTTCAACAATACTAACCTTTGTAACACTAAGCTTTTTTGTTAGGCATATCCCTTCAATTAAATCTTTAGCTAGTATTTCAACGTTTTCAATACCTAAAAACCTGTGTTCTTCTGATACTTCCAAGTATTTACCGTTAGATAACGTAATCTCTACTACCTTAGATTTTGTAGTCTTTCTCATTCCTGAGAAATCTTTAAATCCGCTAGGTGTTTGTACTCTATATTTATTGTTTGATTTAAACTGTATCATACTTAAGTCTTATAAATAATCACATTCTTGCATTTCTGCATATAACTGTTCTAACGAAAGGATTTTCACCTCTCCTGTCTCTTTGCATTGAACTGTTACACTGCTGTCTCCCCATATACAATCACACTCTTGAGCTGCTTCTCTAACTCCTAAGGTCTTATCTTGTTCGTTTCTCCAGGTCTGATCTCTTTCCGGGTGTACTGTCCAAGGTAAAGAAAGGGGTGTAAATTTATTTTCCTTAATCTGTGCCCTTGAATAGGTTTTATGGAACCAATTCGATGTACCGTTGGGAGTTGATACTGCAAAGCATTGTCCTCCAGTGGCTAGGGTTTGTTGAGCGGCGGTAAAGATTGTATCTATGTTATCGATGAATGCAGCCTCATCTAAGATCAGTAGTGATACTGCTTCCGAACGACCTGCATCCGGTGATGCTGCTACTGCTTTTACCTGTGAACCATTTGCTAGTCTAAGACTTAATCTATTATCTTCTACTGATTTTACTTTCAACCAGGCCGGTAATTGATCGTAGGCAAACCTTATCTTGGTTACCATGTTCTTGGCCGTCTCCTGCTTGGTTGCAATAACTAGTATATTCTTATCCTTCTGGAATATCATCAACCATAATGCATACGCAGATACTAGGGTTGAGATACCTAACTGTCTTGATTTGTTGATTATGATATACTCATCATTCTGTAATAGATGTAGGACCTGTTCTTGGAATTGATATAAGTTAAATTGAATACGTCCACGTTGAGGGTGCTGTATCCAATAATAGCGTTTCATAAAATACACTGGGTCTGTGGCACACTTGACAAATTCTTGTTTTATTATTGCTTTATAATTTACTTGTTCATTCATTATAGTTTTTATTTTCTTATGTACGTTCTGCCTAAGTGAAATCCTGACGGGACTTCTGAGTCTTGATTTATCATTTTACTTACAATTCCATCAGTTATCCAAACTTTACTATAGTTCGGATTATTACTACCTACTCTAGCACTACTACTCTTGCTCGCTCCCAAATTAATCTTACCGTACATTGGGTGGTTTCTACCTACTTTTAACTTATTCAACCTACTTAGAGCAGGGTTAGGTTTACCAAAATTATGATGATCTATACCTCTCCTACTACTTACTAGATTTTTCGCTCGTATCTTCTGTTTAGTATCTTCTGTGTGGTATTCGACACCGCTCCCACCTTTTTTCTTTACATTAACAACGTTAAATCCCCATGCATTGAATTGCTCAATCCAGTATGTTTCTAACGGTTGCCAATACTTTCTTTCTAAAGACTCCACATAGTCTATAAACGCAAATTCAATACCATTACCGTACTTGTTTTTATGATCCCTTTCTCGAGAAGTATTTTTCGTCTTACCTACGTACACTTTATTGGAATTTCCTTCTATACCTGTTACTACATATATATAAGTTACATTACTTACCTGTTGTGGCATTAGTCTATTTTATATAAATATATCAAAAGGACATCAAACCGTATATTTATATAAAAAAACTCAACCTTACGGGGTTGAGCTTAAAAATTGCACATTTGGTCTAGAAATGTTCAACGGTATGTTCCTAAGGTAGATTGGAACAATTAGTCTTCATCTGGATTCTTTATACCCTGTTTAGTAAGAAATTGAGCTATAGTTTGATACAGTCTAAATCTCTGTTCTTGAGTCATCTTTGTAATATATCTATCTAGTAGACGATAGGATTGCCATCCTAGTTTAGACTTATCTATTGAAGGTTCATTAGGAGTTGATCTATCTAATGCTCCTCCTCTAAATCCACTCATTCCATCATCTTGATCATCATTATCTCCTTGGAATCCTTCTTGTAGCCTGGACATATCAACTATTCTACCTATATCAACCTTTAACTCGGGTGTTATTACAGGTCCGTCTACAGATAATGTATAAGTTCCTTTAAGGTCCGGTCTATCTCTTCTCCAAGTACTGTTATCAGTGATTTTAATTGTATAGTCAGGGTAATTTTGTTTTAAGCGGTCTATGCTTTTTTCTATTTCCGGAGTTAGTCTTTTAAGCCAGCTCATACTGCTTCCTAGTCCAGTACTCTCTTTCAGTATTCCAGCTAATTGCTGCATTCTTTTTAGTTCGTTCATAATAATAAATATTAACCTACTTTAGTAAAGCAAAGATTGTTGTAAAGATAAAAAAACCTACTACTACCTTTAGTTTAGTTCTACCACGTTCTAATTGAGTAACGTATTGGCTCTGTAATTCAAATTTCGTCTTCTCGTTCCTAAGGTAACATCACTTATTTTTTAATCTCCATGATAACCTGTTATAGAGTCACCTGGATCGGTTGGTGTGTATTTAAAGTTAGGAGATGATTGATCTATGTCCGGCATCTCTAAGTCTAAGGGTTCTCCATCAATCTCAACATTTTCCACATCTCCGATTTTAATCATTCCACCATTAGATGTCTTAAAACGACCTGCTAAAGGTACTACACTAATTACTTCTTCACCGTTTACTTCAACTGTGCTTCCTTTAGCTAATGCTGCTTGTACTGCTTTTACTACTAATTGTACAGCAGGACCTTCTTTTAAGTTTTGCTTATCTCCGTTATAAGGGGCTTGATCCCATTCCTGACCAACAAATACTTGTGGGTTTGAAGGATCATCTCCGAAGATACTGTATAGAGTTCTATCGGTTGCTTCGACCTTGTCACCATTATCTAAGGTGATGCTGTAGAGTATTCCGTCTCTATGAAAGATTCCAGGCTTACTACTCTTTTCGATCTTAGCTATTTTAGGTAGTTTTGACCCTGCTGCTTCTAGCTCTTGCTGTTCTTCAGCTTCTGTAATTAGACCGGCCAGGCGTCTCATTCTAACTACTTCGTTAATTTGTCTCTTCATTTTTAAAGTTTATATTAATAAATATCTGTTATTTTAATAAAGCGAAGATTGTTGTAAAGATAAAAAAACCTGCTACTACCTTTAGTTTAGTTTTACCACGTTCTAATTGAGTAACGTATTGACTCTGTAATTCAAATTTCGTCTTCTCGTTCCTAAGGTTATTATCGCAAACCATGTACTTATTCTGCCATTTAGCGATTAATGAATCCTTGATTACGACTTTCTTTTCGGTAGAATCTAATACTTCTTTGGTTAGTTTTAGTTCTACTTTAGCACTATCTCCGCTTATCAAATCGTGAATGATTGATTTAGCTATAGGAGTAGGTATTTTGATTGTGTCTTGAGCTTGTAATGTAGTTAGTGAACATAACAGCGTTAGTACTAATAGTAGTTTTTTCATATTAATAGGTGTATCTTACTTTAAAGAATGAATCTATTTGAGTTGGTGTATATTTACTAGTTGCTTGATTTACTTCGTGATAGTATTCACGAACGATAGTAATTTTTTCCTTTATACTACCTATCTTAGTATCTAAATTCTGAACATGTTCTTCATCAACATGTATGCTACTATCTAGTTTACGTTGTTGGATGATGAACTGTTTATCTAGTTGAGATAATGAATCTATCTTAGCTTTTAGATCAATAGGTATGTTTGATTGATTACTGGATATAATAAACCAAACAACCGCAGCTGTTAAGGCTACGGTTATTATAGTCGGTATTAGTTTTTTTAAGGTGTCTAGCATTACTTTTTTTATTTGTCTTTCAATCTCTTGAATACATTTAATAGTTTAGGGTCATTAGTAATTTTATCCATTAATTTTTTTAAAGTATCGTCTAAGAATTTTTCGTATTCTTCGTCGTCTTTAAATCTATCTTTAGGGTAGTCATGTTTTTGTTTTCCTTCAACGCCTTCGTTTTCTTTTAAAGTTCTAACCACTTCTTGACGAATATATTTTCCTAAAACGCTCTCTTTCTTTACTTCATCGCGTTGGTTATTATATGTTCCTACTCTCTTACACTTACTATTATCTACTTTCCAAACATTACCTTCATCGTCTTTTGCATGACATACTCTAGAACCGTATCTGTCTGTTTTATAAAAATAGTGAATTTCAGATTCATTTAACATCTCATCTTCTCCTTCCTCTCCACCACTCATCTGTTTTTCAATAGTAGCTTGTAGATTCTTGATTTGTTGAGGTATATTACCAATCTCTTGTTTATATTGGTCGATAGAAATTTCACCGGATTTGAATTTAGCTAAGATTGCATCTTTTTGGTTCATTAGAGTCTGTAGTCTGCTTTGGCTTCCACCTAACACTCCTACCATCTTATCACCTACTTGGATATCTTTCTTAGTTGGCTCTTGTTCATAATCGTCGTCACTGTCTGCTTTATTCCAATCATCTTCCATATCTTCTGCATCGTCATCGTCATCTGCTTCTTGGATCTTCTCCATTGCAAATTCAGTATACTTAGGATCTCTATTTAGACTAGCTTCTAACCATTCTGGCCACATTTCTGGATCCATACTAGCATATTTTTCAGCTTGATCTGGATCTTTTACATGCCCTAATAGTATATCTACGAGTTCATCTGCACTATCCATACCTTCTTGAATACCGCCTAGTAACTGAATATCTGTAATAGTATCTGGGTCTAATTCTCCGTGAACCATCTCTCCCATTGCATCATACTTGTTACCTTCATCATCAATACCGGTTAGTGTTACTGAATCAGTAGCTCCACCATCAATGCCTTTTTCTTCTACTTCGTAGTCGTCCCAGGTGATTTTTTTACCTTGATGAGTTGATGATCCTAGATCTTCTCTTACTAGTCTACTTTCGAATTCATAGAGTGGTCTAATTCCAGCTATTTGTTGTAACTTAAATGCTTCCTTGATTAGTTGTTGTTTTGCCATTGTTTTATTATATGGTTTTTATTGATTTATAATAAATAGCTGGAATGAAAGATTACCCTTCTAGTTTAGGGTCGATAGGCATGTATTTTACCTTAGCATCTTCCTTAACTTCCAACCATTTTTCTTTTGTGTACGCTATTCCAAATATAAAGTACTCGTCTTTTTTCTTATTACCTGCTGGGTATTTGATCGCCGGACCATCTAAAGAATGTGGTACAGGATTTTTACCTTGTTGGTTGTAGGTGTGTAAGACTACACCCTCTGGTGTTCTAATTGTTTTGAATGTTCCTTGACTCATAGTGTTTATTTTTCATAAAGATATGAATTAAATCCCATTTAATCAACTTGTTTTTGGGACTCTACTTTTTTATATAATCACACATTATATGAGAGGGGTACACCCCACCTGCTTTATTCCTAATATTAATCTTAAATTTGTATAGTGCTGATTCTACTACTACATCTACACGCTTACCTGCTCCACCTGTACCTCCATAGTATACAACGTTGACGCCAGATGTTATATCGGAAGCTTGGTCAGCATAGCTACTATCTACTTTATATACTCCTGCATTTTTTGAACCTCCATTAACTAAGTAATAGTCTTCTCCTATACCGGATTTTATTAAATTTTGTAGCTTTGTAGTATTGTATTTTTCTGAAGGACCGCTTTGCTGTGCAAAATTTGATTCTCCATACTCGTTAAATACTTTACAGAACGTTTTATTATCTATCCCCAGTGTTTCTAGTAAAGATTTACCGTCTGCATTTTTTATCTCCCCTGCTTTTATTTCACTAGCAGGGAATATCTTAGTTACCCCGGAGTTGAAGAATGTAGTTCCTGTTCCGAATTTAGCTGATAGATAATATTTCTCAGATCCTACTGTAATTATGATATCTGCTAATGTTTCAGCAGCAGAACCAGCAGAAAATGCTACTACAGGTCCTCCGTTTTCAAATTTTAATGGACGGGATTGATTTTTTTCTCCTACTAACTCAACTGTAAAATTGCCGGGTTTTAATTTTAGTTCTTTTGTAAGCTCTATTATCAGGTCTGGGTATTGGTATTCATCTTGATTGGCTTGATTGATGCCTTGTTTTGAAAGAGTTTCTAAATCTTTTACTAATTCATGTTCAAATTTTAACCCTTTACTGTGCACTCCTCTACCTCCTCTAGATCCTTCTCCGTAAGCAACTGTTAGATTACCTACTTTAAATTTACCATCAGGTCTAATAGTTGCTCCTAGTTCTTTGTTGATGTAGTCTGCGAATTTATCGTCCCTTTGTAAGCTTCTTGTGATCTTAACCGCGTTAGGGTTATCTGGATTTATAGCAATAGGGGCAGGTATACTAATCTGTTTACTAGATAGGTATTTTTGTATGGCGTTAAATAGTCGTTTGGTATCGGGATTATCAATCTCTTCTGCAGATGTTGGAAAGTCAGTATACGCCTCCCTCAATACCATCACTTCTTTTAGTATATCTAGTAGTTTGATCATTTAAGATTCTGTTTTTTCTTCTTCTTTTTGACTTGCCGGTATTTCTTCTTGGTCGGCTGGTGGCGGTGCGGTTGCGGTATCTTCTGTTGGTGTCTCCTGTTCAGGACCTTTTGTATTGATAGGTGCACCTAGTTCTAATAATCCTGCTATAGCTAGGACTGCTCTCTGTTTCTCTCCTACTGTTAGTAGGTAGTATCTCTTACCTAA